TTTCAGCGGTTTGCTGCTAATATGGGTGGGTCTGTTCATCGCTCCAATAGGAGAAATCCATCCATCTGTCCTGACGGCAATTGGCGAGGTGTTCACGTTCAGTGGCGCTTTGATTGGCGTTGACTACAGCTATAAATATAAGCGTTTTAAGGTGGAGTATGACGGAAAGGAGGAGGAAGAATGAAACTAAGATTGCAACGAATAGCAAGGAAAGGGTGCTATACCATAGGCAAGCTTTATATCAATGGCAAATATTTCTCTGACACTTTGGAAGATACGGATAGAGGACTCTCGCAGGATATGCCAGAGGAACAGCTTAGGAAGATGAAAGTCAAAGGTCAGACAGCTATTCCAACAGGTACATACAACGTTATCATAACATACAGCCCCAAGTACAAGAAGCCTATGCCCCTGCTGCTTGGTGTACCAGCATACGAGGGCGTCAGGATACATTCAGGCAACACGCATAAGGACACAGAGGGCTGCATACTCGTGGGAGAAAATCGAGAAATTGGCAAAGTGCTCAATAGCAGATACACGTTCAATAAGCTCTTCACAAAGCTTCAGACAGCTTTTGATAAGGGTGAGACAATAACACTTGAAATAACATGAAAAATGCAGTTAAATGGCTGTTGGCCATTATATTATTAACGGCAATAGGAGGACTAATATATGATAGATGTAGTAATATGGGCAGGTCTCATGCTGTTGATACTATCATTCTGGAAAGGACAGAATCAATACTACAAATAGACACCGTTCAAGTGACGCTAACGAAGTGGAAGGAGAAGGAAACGAAAGTAATAGATACAATTGAAATTGCACGAGATACGGTACTTTTGAGGGAGGCTAAGCGATACGAAGACAGTCTCATTTTGGACTCTGGTAAGGTGAAATTAGACGTTTTTATCAGTGGGGTGGACGCGAGGCTCGACAGCACAAAAATACGCGCTGAAATCCCAACTCTCACCATCGAAAAGACAATTGAAAAAACAATCTACAAGGACAAGACAAGTCATTTCTACTATGGTCCAACAATAGGAGTTGGATTTGGCTTGGTTAACAGAAAGTTCGACATTTATGCTGGTGTAAGCGTTGGTTGGCGATTTTAAGACGGGAAACCAAATTTCTTTTTCATCCATAAATATGTTAATATTAGATAATTGTATATTTTTGCAATATATGTAAATAAATATTAAAAACCAAGAAATGCAATGGCTAAAATCAAAAAATACAAGGTTGGACTTGACAGCGAAACATATGCAATAAGTCTGGTCGAGGAAGGCGCTATAATGGAAGATTTCGTCTATATGAAAAACAATGACGAAATGAGGAAGTTGCAGCTTTCAACGGACGAGAAACATATGATTTACGGGGCCGTCCTGATACCAAATCTCAATATCTATCGTTATGACGGTGAGAACGAGTACTACGTTCAATTCTCTGCTGAAGCTATTGAGAAGATGAGCGTTGAGTTTATGCGAGAATACAGGCAGCATAACATTACCTTAGACCATGAGAGCGAAGCCAGTGAGATTTGGGTAACTGAGAGCTGGCTCAAGAGCGACATGGATAAGGACAAGTCCGTTGCGTTAGGCCTTAATCCCAACCTGCCTGTTGGTACATGGATAGTGGGCATGAAATGTAATAACATAGAAACGTGGGAGCGCATCAAAGACCATAGCCTTAACGGTTTTTCAGTCGAGAGCCTTGTATCGTTGGAAGAATTAGATAACTATTCAAAACAAGAGAAAATGGAAATGAATGACAGTTTTTGGACGAAAATGAAGAATATGCTGATTGAGGTATTTGCATCAAATAAAAAGGAAGAGGTAGAGCTTGAGGAACAGCCTGTTGAACCTACACCTGCTGAGCCAGCACCTGTTGTCGAAGAGCCTGCACCAGTTCAAGAGCCAGTTGTCGAAGAGCCTGCACCAGCACCAGAGCCTGTCGTGGAAGAACCAAAGGCAGAGCCAGCACCCAATCCTCTTGAAGACCTTATCAAGTCCTTGCAGGCAGAAATTGAAAGCTTGAAGGAGACTAATGCTGGATTGGTAAATAAGGTTAACGACCTAAGCAAGCAGCCGTCTGCAAAGCCCATATCGACTGTTGGAGCAAGTGGTGGAAACGGCGGTGATACGTTCCAAAGTTGGAGGGAACAAATGGCGCGATACATGTAATGAATACCTGTTTTTTAACAAATATGTTGATAGTAAGAAAATAACATTTTAAAACCTATATTAAAAAATGGCTGATACTAATTTTATTGATGTTAGCAATATTAGTTATTGTGGTAAGGAGTTTCAGGAAATCTTCGCACGCGATGTTTACAGTCTTGACCTCCGTAACTACGGCATTACCTTAATGGACGGTGTCAAGGGAAAGACCAAGCTCTACTCTGGTGAAATTGGAGATGTATTCCAGGCTTACACGTGTCCGTTCACGCCTCAGGGCGCTGCTTCACTGGCTGAGTCCTACATCGAGCCTGTTGCCTTGAAGGCCAACCTCGAAAACTGTTATGACACGTTCTGGCCAACATTTTTAGTTGAGCAGACCTCGATTAGCCTTAACGGTGGCATTCCTCAGACTTTCGCTGAGTGGTTCTTTGCAAAGTTCAGAGAAAAGATGAAGGCTGAGTACGAAGAAATAATGTGGAAAGGTGACGTTGATTACACTGGTACAACCAAGGAATACCTCGCTGTAACTGACGGTGTTGAGAAGATTCTTGGTGAGGACGCAGAGGTAATCACTGGTACTGCCTTTACGGTTGACAACGTTTTGGCACAAGTGGAAGCTGCTATCAAGAAGGGTCTTGAGCTTGCTGCTGCTGGTGAGTACAGCACTGATAACTACAAGGTCTTCATGAACCATGCTGACGTACAGCTTCTGAAGATGGCGCTTGGTAAGCTCTGCTGCCCCAATGCTGAAAGCATCTTCTCCAACTATGCAAAGGGTGCTGACGGTGGTGTTATCATCTACGGCTTTGAGGTCATTCCTACCCACCAGAGCAGGAACGTAATCATCTTTGGTGACCCAAGGAACATCGTCTTAGGTTTCGATACCTTCGACAGCCACATGGAGTGGAAGCTCATCGATATGAGGGAAACGACTGGCGATAACATGTTCAGAATCATTGCTTTAACCAATATCGCTGTTGGTGTTGTCTGGCCAGAAGGATTTGTGATTTCCAAACCCTAATATATAACCCTTTTTCAAATGGGGTGGGGAAATGCCTCACCCCTTAACTAAGAAAATAAGACATTAAACAAATATAATATCATGGCTATTTGCGCATTAAATGATAATCTATTGAGGACTACATCTTGTGGTTATAACTTGCCACAAATCGTTGATTTGTACCTCATTAACTATGATGACCTCGATGGTGTGCCTGCATCTGGTAATACTGGAGAAGAAGGAGAGGATGAAATCAGTGGTGTTACATTGGTGACTGGTGCTTCCGTTTATCATGTAGAACCAACCAGAAACAGTGCAAGCTTCGAAGATACGCTTGTCGTGGAAGATAACGGTAATAAGTACCGCAATGCTTCTATCACTTTCAATGTATCTGGGCAGTATTCCGCAAAGATGCACGCTGCTCTCGATGGTCTTTCACTTGGTCGCTACTTCGTGGTCGTAAAGACCGCTGACGGTAACTATCTTGGCCTTGGGCGTATCGCACCCCTTGAGGCTGAAACCGCTACCCTCGCTGGAGGCTCTGACAACAACGGTATGCAGATTACCCTTTCTGGCAACATTGCAGAATCACCTCTGACGCTGACTGCTGACGCCGTGGCCGCTGTGCTTGCAAAGGTAAAACAGGACTAATCCAATATCAAGGATAACAGATAAAGGCACCCCTTTCTAGAGAGGTGCTTTTTTTCTTTTTGTATGTATGTTTAAAAGAAAAAGATATGGTTTCAGACTACACGCCACAATCTTGCAAATACACTATAGCCAATCTCGAGAAGGTTGTATATTTGGTAGATGGTACCACCAAGCAAATCCACATCGACGGCGGCGCAGCATACATAGATAATGCAGAAGGCCTTGAAATCCAAGCTCTTCCTGTCTCATCAATAGAAATTAAGGACGAGTCTGTCT